AGTTTGATAAACGCTATGTATATGAGCCTAGATTTGATAAAAGAACTAAAGTAGGTAAAGCAGCATATGCAGAGTTTGAAGAAAAATTAGATGGCAAAAAAGCTGTACCTGAAAAGTATGAAGATATGTTTACTGCTATACTAATGAATTTAAGAACTCATAAAGCAGCTCAAGCTTTATTGGCTAGCGCAGAAAATAAAGAAGTAATGCATTTTTGGAAAGATGTAAAAACTGGTCTTGAATGTAAAGGTAAAGTTGACGCAGAGGGTGATGATTATTTGGTAGATGTTAAAACTACAAGTCAGGGTGTAGATATGAAAAGCTTTCAAGATTATGCAAACAAATATCATTTACCACAACAAGCTGCTTTTTATTGCAATGCTACAGGTAAGAAACATTTCTTCTTTGTAATGTTTCAAATGAAAGCCCCATATAATATAGCTGTTTACAAAATGAGTAATAATGCAATTAACTTTGGTAATTATTATGTAGAAACTACTTTAAATTTATATAAAGTATGGAAAGAATCTGGTGAATCACACATCCAACATGTAAATGGAGGAGAAATAGTTATTATATAATGGAGAATGTATTTGTATATGGCACATTGAAAAGAGGTCACGGGAACCACGTCTTATTAAAAGACAGTGAGTTCCTTGGACCCGCTTCAACTAAAGATAAGTATATAATGTACAGTTCAGGTATACCTTATGTATCTAAATCAATGAATCTTACTAGAATAATAGGAGAGCTATACAATGTAGATGAATTAGTTTTAAACTATTTAGATATGTTAGAGAACCATCCTGGCTGGTATAAAAGAGAAAAGATAACTATAGATTATATAAGTAATAAAGGAAAAGTTAAATCAACAGATGCATGGTTGTATTTTAATGAACAAGTACCACATTTAGCATCTGTTATAGAATCAGGAGTTTATGGAAAAAGATAAATCACAACGTGTTAATGTATCGGAGACAATTCCATCACCTTGGTTTTTAGCTCAGTCTGCTTTAAGAAAGATAGACACAATAAGGGATAGGGATAAAGTTGTAATACTAAGAGTTATTAGAAAAGCATATCAATACAAAGACATTAAAGTTAATATGCTTAATACAAGGAGAAGACCTTTAGTTGAAACCAATAGTATTATATCTAAAGTAATTAAACAATATTACAATTTACCCTTAGCTGTTATAGGAAAATTATTTAACAAACATCATGCTACTATACTACACTACATAGAAAGTTATGAAGAAGTTTTATGTGTTCAAAATAAACACAAAGAACTTTTTAATTATTTAGTTCATGTAATAAATGAAAATAAATATGGAGAAGACGAACCATTAAGAGTTGATTCTAATTCTAAAACTTATTTTGATTTATTAAACGATTACAATGAATTAGTTGTTAAATATAAAACTGTTAAAGAACAAGTTATAAAAATTAAATCTATATTAGATGGCTAAAACAAATATGCCAATATATTTTAGTACTCTTACATACAGGGTTACTCAATATGTAAAGAAGAATAAAAAATTGGAGTTATCAAAACCATATACTCGCTCAAGTAGAGAAGTGCACATAGGTAATACTATAGAAATTTTAAACAATAAAAAATACAACAACAGGGTTCTCAATATGTTAATAAAAGAGAATGAAAAAAAACATGGTTGTATTTTATCTATAGTTGCAATTGAAACTATAGCACAATGTGGTTTTACAAATCAAAGATTCGATGAAGAGTAAGTATACAAAACAAGAAGACCAAATAATATCAGCAGTAGCTGACATGTATCATAATGAACAGAA